CCACACTAGATACAAAATGCTGAGCCGAAAGAACTCCTGCTCCAGCAGGATTCAATTGAGGAGTATACAAAGTAACATCATACTCACACCAAAGCTTACCCCAGTTGACAGCAGTACCATCCGTCGTACACACGAACATTTGTCCGGCATCGTACGTTTTGATATCTGTGCCAGCTGGAGCAGCTCCAGTACGAATAAACTTCTTAGGTCCCATGGAAAACATGGCTGGTACCCGAAGGTCACAGTCTATATCTTTCCACGGTGCATCCTCTGCAACATCCTCATAAGAACTCGCGATTTGCTCAGAACTTGGAACAGCATCCTCCGCATCATAGTCCGGCACCAACATGCACGAACCAGGTGTCGAAGAACCTGTTCTAGTATAATAGCAATATCGAAGTCGATTGAACCTATATGTCTCCCAAGCCTGAGCTTGTGTAGCAAGCCAAGGAAACGATGCTGGTAACCCAGGATTCAAAGCAAACGTAAATGGCACAGCAAAAGCTGATGATCCTGTAACAGATCCCACCAACTCTCGATGCACGATTCGACAACTATCGCGCGTTGCATTAATCAACGGTGCAGTCTGAGACTGTCCGGTAGCATACGCCGCAGCAGCTGAAGCTTGAATCGCCTCACCGGGTCTAGCACGAGCGCGCTGAGTATAGGGCTTCGAATAAAAAATTCCACTTTTCATAACAGGGCCCTGCTTTCTACCACGCTTTGCTTTCTTATTAACAAGTCCTGATTTTTGAGCAGCTGCTATAGCCTTGTCACGCGCAGATTGCGCGGCTCTCTGAGCAGCTGTCGGCTTATTCACTCTTTGGGGCATGTTCGCCATTACACACTGAAACTTTATCTGGCTTGATCGACTTAGCTCTAGAACCAGATCAAGTGAATCCGAACAAAAAACTAAACCGGATTCCAATCTAGTATGTAAAGTCAAGATATGCTCACTAGGGATCCTAGCTTTCATAAACTCTTTAAGTCGAGGAGTCCAACTAATCCCTCGTATAAAGGAATCAATTAACTCCTCGACCTCATCGAATTCAACAGGCCAAGGATATAAGCACACCCGCAATCCCAATAAATGAACAAGACATGATTCTTCAAAGGACAACTCAGGGGTTCTCCGTATCCAATTAACGGAAGACTTTAACTTCGACAAATTTCCTCCAGCCACAACGATTTCACCGTGTGGTTTCACAAAAATCTGTCGGAGATGATGCGACAAGAAAGTAATATCAAAAACTCCTCGGGGTTCGGGATGATCAAACGAAATCCTCACGTTATAACGCGCGAGAATATCCGAAATCTCCTTAATCCCAACGGCTTCAATATCAATACTTATCGCAAGGTCATCACCATTTATCAAACACTTAACAACTTCATCAAAAGGTTGATCAGTCAATTCTGAAACAGCGTCATAAAGCGCACACCAAAAATACAACGAGTTATCATGACCAGTGTTTTTACATCCACTCTTGTTATGATAAATTCGATATGCAGCTCCTTCAGTAACACCAATTCCACAATAAACTGTATCATACAAGTGGTGCACCGCGGCTTTAAATTCGCT